GAGTGTTTCGGACCATACAGCAACTTGGAGAAGAACATCGATTATGTCGAGGATCTCTTGCATGATGGCAATCGCCATTATGGGAATGGGGTGCGTTACAATGATGAAAACGCAACTATTCCTCCAGCTGTGGCCGCTCCCATTGAAATTGATGAGGGATGGGTCGTTGAAGAGGGACATAAGAAGACCCATGCCCCAAAGATGCCTAAACAGCAACCAGCTATGATCAAAGTCATGGAGAAGCACGAGAAGAGTGCTCTTGACTGTGGTTATGAGCCAGGTACTTTTGTTTACCCAGAAAACGCGGATGCCGAGGTCGAGTGTAAGTCATTGGAGAACCATCTCCGAATGTTTGTAGCTCGAGCCAGATCAGCGACGTACACTCCTGTGGAAAAGGAGATAAAAAGATGTGCGTTACTGGTCGCCGAGATGTGCGATAAAGCCAAATTCATGCCTGATCCAGACTATAAGTCATTGGAAGGTTTGATGAGGATTATCAATTCCAGCATGATCAGTCCAAAGAAATCGGCCGGTTATCCGTATGTAGCTGAGGGTATTCCTACAAATGGTTTAGTGTTGAAGCAATATGGCGAAAAGGGCTTTGCGCAACACGTCCTGAATGAGTGGGATTCAGAGTTTTGGTTCAAATGGTTTTTGAAGGCCGAAGCGAATAAACTGAAGAAGCTCAAGGAAGGAAAACCACGGGGTTTGGCCGGACAACCGTTGCATAAATTGGTGAAGCATGCCAGCTTATTCCACAATATGACTAGTTCATTTGTTGAGAATTGGCGGGACATGCCCATCAAGTACGGTTATAGTCCAGGAAATCCTGGTGATATCGCTAACTTGAAAAAAGCTCTCCCTGGCAAGGTGTGGTCCAGCGATAAGAGCTCTTGGGAGTTCAACGTCTTGATGTGGCATGTCTCAGTGTTCATCATGGTAGTGCAATTATTGGCAGTTCAGCCAGCAGAGATGACTGAAGAAGAATTCTTGCATTATACCGACGTTGAGGTCCCCAATGCAATAATGGAAATGTTCACCAAAAGCAAGTACAGATGTTCTAATGGTAAAGTCTTCAAGATGAATGTTGACGGTATCATGAAGAGCGGATGGTTTCTTACTATCTTGTCAAATAGCGTAATGCAGCTAGTACACCACGTGATGATACTAATGCTGCTTGGCTTTGACGATGATTACATTTTAAGCAAGGCGATCGTAGCCGGAGG